CCTGTGTGTTGGTCGCCAGATACGCCGGCCAGGTGACAGGCGAAACGTCAATCAGCGAGGCAAACTCAAGGATGCGGCGCGTCACCGAGCCGTCCTCGTTTTCCGTCCACTGGTCGCGCTCACAAACAAACCCAAAGCTCGATCCGTTGATGTCGCCACGGCGGATCGAGGTCATCAGGTCACGAGCAAACTGCGTATCCGGCGGATCGATCACATAGGACAGGCCGCGCGCATCGACGCTCAAGTGGAGCGTGTTCGCTGTCGTGCGGCCGAGGACCAGATTCTCGTCGTGATTGAAAAACGCACACACGTCAGGAGTCGTCGCCAGCACCGCGTCAAAGGCGTGAGGATCGATCTCCTCGCGAACCTCTTCGTAGAACCCAAGATCCTGGCTCTGCGAATCGAACACCGCCGCATAGCCGCTGATCTTGGGCGCGTCATCCGCACCGTCCGCACGCAGCTCCATGCGCAGAAAGCGCTGCTCTGCCTTGCCTTGTGCGGGCTGCTTTTTATGCTTGCCCATCCTCTTCCACCTCTCTGGCCGCCTTGGCCTCGCTACTTTTGCGCGCGCACGCGACGTGGATCGATCGCACGGCCCGCAGGAACTCCTGCGAGGCCATGGATGAAAGATTTTCTTGACCGATCGCGGCGGGCCACTCGACGGCGCGAACCTCCATCGCCTGCACCACACGGCGAACCGTCTCATCCTCAAAATCAGTCGTCAGATCGGCACCGGTGTAATCTGCCGCAACGCGCACGATAGAGCGCAAAACAGGCTCAAATAGCCCCGAAATCGTTCCATAATCGCGCTTTTCTCCCTCGGAAAGCTGTCGAAAATCGTTGGCATAGATTGAAATGAACGAGCGCGTATAGCCGCCCAGTAGCTTGCGCTCCTGCTCTGTGGGCGCTTCGCCCTCTGGCCGCACCGGGGCTGCGCTCGGCGCGGCCTTATCGCCCGCGGTGAGCAGAACCTTGGCTGAGGTCATGTTGACCGGGACGCGATAGATGTCGAGTTCAGCAGGGCCAGGGTTATCGCCCAGTTTGCGGCGCACATCGTTCGGGCAGTACCAGCCCCATTGCACGCCGGCCGCGAAGCCTTCCTGCTGCGTTTTGAAGTCGCCGCGCAACCGCTCGGACACGTCGAAGGAAGCAAAATACTTGTTTGCCTTGCGGCCCACACGCGGCATCAACTTGCGAATGATCTCAATCTCGAAACGACCGATATATGGCCGCAGCGTATCGGTAACAAACTGCAAGCTCGTCTGTTCCGCATTGTTGCCACTCAGCCTCGACGTATCACCGACGTAGTGAGGTGGGATGCGGAACAGGGCCGCAATCTCGGATCGCTGGAACTGCCGCGTCGCGAGAAACTGTGAGTCCTCGGGAGAGAGGCCGATCTGCTGATATGACCACTCGCCGCCGAACAGAAACGCCGTGCGACCTTGGTTTTCGCCGCCGTTCTGCTCTTGCCATGACTCGATGGACTCTTTTTTCTTCTCCTTGCTTGGCATTCCCTTGTTGATAAGAACGCCGCCAGGCCGTGAGCCATTGCCGAAGAAGCGCGCGCCGAACTTCTCTGCAGCCTTTGTCAGGCCGAGCGACTGGCGCGCCATGCTGATCGGGGAAATTCCCTTGATGCCATCCAGGCTGAACAGCAACAAGTGCAGCATGTCCTCCGGATCGATGATGCGAGTTTGCCCGGGCGCTTCGCCGTCGCTGGTCTCGTAGAGCAATTTATTGTCGCGCCGGATCGGGCGCGTCTTCAGCGGATGCAACGGCCAAAGCGCTACGGGCTGGCCGATTGGATTCCGTTCGATCTGCGCGTAGGAATTGCCGGTCAAGGCCACGGCGCCGATCATCTGTTCCTTGAAGGTGACCGCGCTCATTTCCGGGTTTGGCTCTACCGCCAACAGGTAGTGGAGCGAGGCGTCGACAGCTTCGCGTATCCCTTGTTCCGTGCGCTCCCACAACTTGAGCGGGAGCGATGAAACCGACTCGGCAAGGCAGCGTACGCAGGCATACACGGTCGTGATCTGCAACGCCGTACTTTCGTTGACCAACTCACCAGAGGCCGTCGGTTCGCCGCCGTAGAGCATCTGGAATGCTGCCGGGCTTGACAGAGGAACAGCGGGGTTCTCCAGCGACATCGAGCGATGCTCACTGAGCCCGAGCGAAATCAGCCCCCCGGACGACACGGTTTCACTCTCGGCTGAATCTTCATTCAGCCGAAGCGACAGTAAATCTGCCATGAATACCCCTATGCGTATGCAATGTCTATGTCAGAGGAGCCAGAGGCCCCCATGACGCGCGTAATCGCCATAATCAGCGCCACAATACCGTCAATTTTTTCGCGCGATCGAGCCTTGTCCGGCTTGATGTTTCCAGCCGGGTCCATCGCCGCCACAACGTTTGAAGCCATCCACCGCAGAACAGGATTGCCACCGTGCGCGAGTTGCCCGGTCATCACGAGCTCAAGCAGGCGCTTGGTCGGCGCGGCCATATCGCCAAAACCCTGGCCAACCTTGACCATTTCAAAGCCGTCCTCCATCAACTGCGTCACGATCTCGGTCGAGTTCCAGCGATCGAAGCCGATCTCGCCAATGTCGAACTCGTCGCGCAGCTCAAGGATCTTGGCGTGGATGAAGCGGTAATCGATCACCGTGCCATCGGTCAGATTAAACAGCCCCTGGCGCTCCCACAGGTCATACGGCACACGATCACGCGTGCATCGTTGCTGAATGTTGTCCTTCGGCAAAAAGAAATACGGAAGCACAATCCATCGCGGATCTTCGTCTGTAGGCTCAAAGAGCAGCACGAACGCCGAAATGTCGATGGTGGTCGAAAGGTCGAGGCCCCCGTGGCAACGCCGGCCGCGCAGCGCCTCGCGGTCGATGGTGACGCCGCAGGCGTCCCACTTGTCCATCGGCATCCAGAGGCTGTGCGTAGTCGTCCAAACACACAGACGGAAGCGCAGGAAGCTATTCAGCGAGCTCGGCTCGTTCTTGGCCTTGTTTGCTTGCTGGCGAAGATCGTCGAGCTGCACCGCGGTGCCGATGCACATATTGGCCTTGGGCCAGTTTCGCTCGTCTTCCCAGTGCTCAATATCCTCCGGATCGAGGCCGCAAATCCACGCGAACCAGGTATCGTCCTGAACGATCCCCGCCAGAACCTTTTCGGAATACTCGCGCTGCTTGTAGCAGACCGAGTTCTGATCGTATCCGCTGTTGGTGATCGCGAACATCAGCGGCTGTTTGCGCTTGCCCATGGCGCTGTAGAAGACATCCCACACGCCAGAGGTCTTATGCACATGCAGTTCGTCGATCACGACGAACGACGGCCGCAGGCCCATCAGGTTACTATCTTCCGATGCGCACGGCTCAAACTTCGAGGCCGTGCCCGCGATGGACAGGTTGTCCTGCGAAACCAGAATGCGCTCGCGCAGCCAGTCCGACTTCTCGACCATCAGTTTAGCCGTGTTAAACACCAGCTTGGCCGTTCGTCTGTCGGTCGCGGCGGCAAACACCTGCGCGCCAGGCTCGCCGAAGGCGTAGAGCTCGTAGATACACAGCCCGGACGCAATCAACGACTTGAGATTGCCTCGACCGATCTCGGCATACGAGAACTTGAAACGCCGGATCAGCTTGCCGGATGAGCTTTTGCGCTTCCATCCGTAAAGAATCCAGAGCAGCGCCTGCCACGCCGGTTCAAGGTGGATCGGTTGGCCATCGTACTCACCATCGACGCCCACAAGGAACGCCGGGAAGAAATAGATGACGCGCTCGGCAGCCTCGCGGTCGAATTTCAGGCCGCGCTTTCTGCCTTCCTTCAAATCACGGCAGTGCCGCTCAATCTGCAGGCGAACAAGTTTCGACGTGAGGATCTTTCCAGAGAGCACACCGTCTATGTACTTCTCTGCAGCCGATCGCTTACGTCTCATGCTTTACCTGATTCCGTACTTCTCCGCATAGGCAGCGCGCGGGTCAGACCGATTCGCGCCACTCGCGCCAGACGCTTGCTGCCCAGCCTTCCACCTGCTCTCCACGATGGTGCGGATCTCGCGCGCCAATGTTGTACGCTCCCCGGTCTTGATCGTCTCGTTTCGTTCCTTGACTTTGAGTCGGCAGATTGCCTCGACCGTGAAGCGGTCCGAGAAATCCGCCCACGGCCACATCGCCAGGCATTCCTCCCAGATCGCGCGCAGCCTTTCGGCCTGGCGGTATCCGCTCTCCGGACTCTGGATCATGAAATCTACCGGCGGATTGCCAATTGGCACACTCGGCCCGGCCGACTCGACAACGCGATCCTTCAGCCGGCCAGGGTTCTTGTTCCCGGCACCCGTCAGGAGCAGCAGTGCAGTCGGTTTTCGCGGTCTTCCAGGCATAAAGCAACACCTCTTCGCGCCACCTTGCGGTGAGCGCGCGTGTAGAGTGGCTTTTAGGCGTCAGCAAACACGCATCTATCGCACCACCCCAAAAACAGCAGATTTTCAGCCAAAAAGTCCAAAAACTTCATTTTGTGGATACGTGAAGAAATCTTGGGCACGGTCTCCAGACGCATGGTCGAAATATATTCAGACCCCCTATCCCCCAGGGGCCATGACGCGACTACTCTCCACGAGCCGTACGCGTGTCATGGTGCGCTTCACACAGCGGCATCAAGTTCTCCTCGGCATACTTCAGCTCTGGATGAGCTTTCAGCTTGAGCTTGTGGTGGACATGCTTGGCCAGTGCCGTACGCCCTTCCGCCGAACAATCAGCACAAAGCGGATGCGCCATAAGATACAGCCGCCGAAACTCTTGCCATCGGCGATCATATCCACGAGAATGTGCGCTCCCGCGCGGCTCGCTTGCGCGGCCCGCTGCTCTGCACGCATCACAATATCCACGCTGCACGGCACGACCGCACCCACCGCGACACGTCTGCTTCGGAGCCACCGGCATGGTCAGTCCCCATTCGACAGCGGAATGCCGCGCTGCCCTTCGATGTGCGAGACGCGCCTATCGAGGCCAATGATAACCACGTCATGATGCTCTATCTTGACGTCGTGGCGCTTTACTTCGCTATCGACTCCAGCCACTTTCTGATCCGTCCGGCCAGCACGATACGCCATCGCGAGCAGATTCAACAGCGCGCCCGCACCGACCGTGATCTGGATCTGCAACGTTCCATCCATCAGACGCTCTCCCAAAAAGAAAAAGGGCCGACACGCTCACGCGCATCAGCCCAACTTGTTACGCAACCAATCGGTGCTGGCCAAAGTATTCGACCTTAGCTTCAAGCCGTTCCGTAAAGTCTTCCGGCGGCAACGGCCAATTGGTTCGCGCGTCGCGAGCCTTCAGTCGTTGTTCTTCGCTCAGGCCTGCCGTTTGTGATGGCCGCCGAATCGCGTACTGCACCATTTCCGACATCGAAATAGCGCGAGGCGATTCGTGAGTCTCATAGGCATTCCACTCTTCGCGCCGGCGTATCTCATATCCGGCGTGCTCGTTGTTTGTGTAGTAGACACGTGACCATTCGCCCTGGCGACACATGCGCTCGCCTTCAGCAAAAATCACATCTCTAACGCGCAGCCAATCGCCCACAGCACCATAAGGAGCGTACAGGATAAATTTTTTGCAACTTGTGCGCACTGATGGACGTTTGCCCATAGAAAATGCGCCAAACGAGAGGAGCACCAAAAGAAAAACCGGCTTGCGCCGGCAGGGATGATTCCTTTAATGCTGTCGAGTTGATACACGTCGACCTACTAGGTACTACGCAGGCTCTATCGCGGCCAACACCCTCTAGCGGGATGACGAGTCTCTCGACAATCAGCAATCTATCCGATCCTTCGGAAGAATGCAAATCGGACGCAAAAAACGGGCGTAGCCAACCGGCCACGCCTGTCATTTTTAATCGGAAATCAATAAATCTTGATTTTGCGATTACCCGCGTGAACACTGCGCAATTCCAACAATCTCCAGCGTGGCATCCCAGTAATACTCCCCGCATTCTTCGAGTTCCGCCACCACCACGGCCGCAGGCGGAAACTGCTTCAATTTATCGACTGATTCTCCAACTTTCGCGCGCGGTCTTCTATCGCGACATGCCTGACAATGAACTCCGAGTAGGCCGGTGGAATCGCTTGACTGAGCGTCTTCATGCTCATCCAGTCAATACCCATCGCCTCACGCGCCTGTTCGACTGTGAACGTCTCGCGAACCACATTCCTAACCACGTTCGTCTGAGGGGTGCTCCCTGTGACCGTGATTGATCTCGGCCGCACGTTATCGACCGGAGTGTGTCCGCACACCGTAAGCACTTTTGGCGCGGTGAAGTGCCCCTCCCTGCCGCAAACCGATAACGCCTGGACATGCCCATGCTGACAACGCGGCCGGAGCGGAATTGAAAATGAAGTCTCAAAAACGCGATGCCGCCGAAGCTCTGCACGTCCATCCTTAGTGCACAATCCGAACATTGTCCCGCAGAGCATGATGAGGAATCCAGACTCTCCCAGAGGAGCATCTTCGACATTTTCTATGCAGTATGGAGTGCCCGACATCACAAGCCTCGACCGTGTGGCCGGAATCAGGTTCGGTCGGTCTTTCTTGTGCAAATGGCGTAGTCGCGAGAACGCCTGGCACGGAGGACTTGCCCAGATAAAATCGAATCCATCAAGTGGGAACGTAAGCGCATCCGCCTGAATAAACCGAAATGGATAACGAGGCTGCGGGTTTATATCCACGCCGGTCACGTCATAGCCTGCACGATGCAAACCCATCGACGCACCACCTCCGCCGCAGAACAGATCAAGGGCCTTTTTCATTGTCATCCTTGTTTCTGCGGCGTCATTGCCGCCCGCCTGCTGTACCGCGTCACCGGCATCTGCGCTTCGTTCACCGCATCAGCCAGCGCCTGGCTGTACGCCGCCAACTGACCAGCCATGTCCAACGGCTCAGACTTGCTCAACGCGCCGCGCCGCAACGTCCAAACCTGCACAAAGCTCCGCGTCAAAATGCCCTCGCTTGCTGGCGTTCGATTTCTTTGTAATCCCATGGCCAGGTGCTCTCGTCGAGCCACAGGCCAAGCGAGATAAACTTCGCCGGGCCGTACTGGTAGCGCAGACGTGATGCAAGTTTTGCGTGCTTGCGCACGGCGTCAACCATGCGCTTTGCCAGCGCGCCTAGCGTCTCACCCTGTCCAGTGCGCGTCTGCAGTGCCGCCTCAATCACCGGCCCAACGCCGCGTCGACGCCGGTTCTCGACGTAGCCGCACTCGCGCATCACCCACACTCGCGCTGCCTGCACATCGGCAAACCCCAGCTCTGGCTCTTCCTGTTTTTGCCCCTGCTTTGCGGCCACCGCGGCCTTCGCGTTTTCCTCGCGGTAATAGCGCTCAAACCCCGCGCGCAGGGCCGGATTGCACGCCTCAAGGTGCTCTAACTGGTCCTGCTTGAACTCGTTCGCTACCATGGCATCATCGTCGTGTCCCAATCCACAACGCCCAGCCGCATCACAAACCATGAAAGCCGCGCCTCGTTCAACCGCACTTCGCGTGTCGGCGACTTGCGCCAGATAGGCGGCGCTGGCTGTTGGCGACGATTCGCCGCCACCTTGCGACGCAACGGGTGCAGCGTCGCCAGCGCATTCACCGCGTACACCGGCTTCTGCAGGCACTGGCAGTGATCCCACCCGTTCATCAAGGCTCCGTAGATTTTCACTTTCATGCTCAGCTTCCTCACACGTTCCTCCGTTCGCCTCCCCCTCGCGGTCGAGGGGGATAAGGGGGAGTTGCTTTTGTTCTTGTTCCTGTTTAGGTTCCGGTTCGCGCATGCGCGTTCCATTAAGCGAAAGCGCATTTTGCCGCCCTTTTGCCGCCCTTTCTACCGCCCTTTTGCCGCCCTTTTGCAAAAAAATGCCATGCTCAGAAAGGGCGGCAGGCTGCCACCCTTTTGGCACCTCATCCAACTCGGTAAAAAAGTAGTAGGTGATCTGTGCGCGGCCCTGATGTTCGGGGTGCATGCGGATGATTACCTGCTTGCGCTCAAGCGCGGCCAGATAGCGCTGGCACGTCCGCCTGTCGCACATCGAGTCCTCGGCAATCGTCGAGACGCTGGGATAGGTGTAGCGGCCTGCGTGGTCCTGATGCGAGTCCGCCAGCACCATCAGCACTAGCTTCTCGCGCGGCGAGATCAGCTCGCCATTCGGGCACTGCAACAGCCCCTTTGCGTATGCGGATGCTCTTGCACTCATGCCAGCACCTCCGCCATCGTGGCCGTGATCGTGTCGGCCGTCATCATCGTCTTGTGAGTCCCTGAAAATTGCACAGTGCTACCCCATGCCCTACGAGCTCTCTGTCCGCAGCGCCAATTTCTCAACTTTGTTTCGGGTTACGCCGCCACTGACCTACGGTGGCCCATCCGCTCGTAATGCTCCTGCCAGTTACTCACCGGCGCATGGCATTGCGGGCACCACTCCAGACGCGACTCACACGGCGCACGCCGTGCTGGTTTCCTGCCTGGCTTGGGCTTGGGTTTCTGCTCCACAGTGGCACCCACGTTCATGCGGAGTTTCCGGCGTGGCTGATACTTTTTGCGCCCCGTCGTCAACTGCACGCCAAGCATCTTTGCGCGGACTTCTACTGCGCGCAGCGTGCGCCCAATCCGCTCACTGGCCCGCTCTACCGTGCTGCCATCCATCTCTCGCAACAGCGCATCCTCTTCCGGTCGCCACCATGGCCGCACCGCCGCCAACCTCACACCTAGCCGCGCGGCCATCATCTTGACGGCATAACATGAGCGGCCCGTTGCAAGGCTCAGGGCATTCAACGTAGTGCCAGGCCCAGCAGTGCGAAGCTGCTCAATCTCCTCGGGACGCCAACTACGCGAACCGTTGCGCAACAACCCTATGGTTTTCAGGTGCCCCATCACGGCGAACCGTGATCGCCCCACGGCCTCGGCAATCTCACTCACCGTCTTTTCGCTGCGCAGCCGACGCAGCAAACTCTCTTCCACTTCCGACCATCTCGGCCCTGCGCCCATTACGCCACCTCCCCTGCATTGTGGTGATGCATCCACTTGCCCATGTGCTCACTCGCCCAGTCCCGCGTCGTGCGCACCTCGCGCAGCCGCACATCATCCGTGCGCGCCATCAGATCGATCATGGCCAGCAGGCTGCCAATCTTGCGCTCAAGGATTACCTGATTCGGCAGGCCAGTACGCGGCGACGTGCCGCCATAGCCATACCGCAGCACCTTGCCCGCCATCACCGAGGCCTCACCACAACGCTCGACCAGCATCACCAGCCGCTCAATCTGTGCAGACGAAAGATCGCCGTGCGCCTGGCTCTCTGATTGCGGCCAGACGGGAACAATTCGGCAACAGCCAGAGGACACAACTATTTCTTTCGGGTCTGGCTCACCCCAAACACAGTCCAGGGGCGGCCGCATTTTCTTCGACCACAGTCGCGCCGGAAACTTGCGCAAAAACTCACCTACCCGCATATCCACCCTCCCAACTCACCCGTTGCGATGCCAGCTTGCGCTGCATCTTTTCTCGTTTCGCGCGTGCTCGCGCCACGCACGCCTCATGCCGCGTCGGATAGGACCAGCAATCCTCGTGCTTGCGCACCAACGCCTCGCGCATCTGCGTCATGGCCTCCGGATTGCGAACCACAACGCTCTGCACCAAGGCCAGCGCGCCGCACCCAAGGCACTCAAACGCGCATTGAGCCTTGCGAAAGACCACGCCACCGCCCGTAGGCCTGCGTCGACCGCGCCGCGCGGTCAAGCGACTACCTCGCCACGCGGCACGGCTTCGATCTCCACCTTGAGCTTTCCGTCGATCACCTTCAATAACTCCGCATGCGCATCGATCATCGCCGCACACGCATGATCCGTGGCTATATCTAACCCCTTAGCATGCGCGTGAGCACGATCAGCATTGCCCTTAATGCGTGCATATTCCTCGCGCGCCGCCCGGAGTTTCTTTGCTGTTTTCAGCAGTGCCAAATCTTCCATTACTCACTCCCTCACCGGCTCCAACTCGGCCCGGCCAGCCTTGCGCTTATGCTCGCGGGCAACCTGCAAACCCGCCATCAGCCCCGGCAATCGATCCGCCACCACCGCGCCCGCATCGTGCGGCGCAACCTCTGGATCGGCCGCCAGAACCCCATCGTTGACGCGGACCACGATCACGGCCAGCGCGCCCGACTTGCTCCGCAGCCAGTCCGCCATACCCTCGACCGTCCCCGTTTTGTTCCAGTCGCGCCCATCTGCCATATCCCACCGCCTACCGATCCGTAACAGCCAGCAAAATCACAAACAACAAAGCGCCGTGGTCGTCATGGTGCAAAATCGAGTAGTAGATGCCCCACAGCGACATCGCTTGCACTGTCGTCTTGCCGATCCAGCTCACCCACGACCGCGCGTGCTGCCGCCACCCGGCCGCCATCTACTCCTCCAGCCCGACGCGCTGGGCTAAACGCCCCGAGCGGCTGTCCAACTCGTCCAGGTAGGTACGCTCTTCCTCGAGCACGCTGCTGATCTGATCGAGCCGCTCCTCGAGCAACGCGTTGCGCTCATTCATGCCGCGCGCCAGGTCGCGATTGCGCTCGACCAGCGCCAGAATGTTCGCATCCACCGCAAACCGCGCCGGCATTACCTCTACCGACCTCACCGCTGCCACCTTCTGCCTTGCCGTTGCTGCCACCGTCCGCTCCTCTTAGCCCTTGCGGGCACCTGCGTTACAGCTCTGCGTCCTGCGCTTCGTCGCCGCCATCGTCGGGCTTTGGCGGCTCTGGCTCACCACCGGCCAGCTTTTCGAGATCCTCAATCGAGGCAAACAGGTTGAGCTGCATCTCGTCGTCGGTCATCGCTTCATCGCGCACTACCTCGCCAGTGTCCAGGCGCACAATCCGCTTCGTGCCCTCGCACGGCATGTGGTAGATCACCTCACAGCGCACAAAACGCACCTCGCAACGTGTCTTGATCGCCCGCGCAACCTTGCGTTGATCCTCGGCGAGTCCGGAGAGCTGGTCCTTGTAGCGCTTCATCGCGTTTGAGCGCTCCTCACTCACCTCGTCCATGCGCGCAATCAGCCCGCACAGGTAATCGCCGCGCGATCGCACCTCGTCGTCAGTGAGTGCCGTCGCCAACTCAAGCTCGATTCTCTTTGCCATTTCGCCCCCTCGCTCAGTAGCAGCGCTCGACACGCATCGCCAGCAACCACACGCACGCACAGATACCAATCAACGCCAAAAGCCACGCGTTACTGTGCACCAAATTCAAAATCCGCGCCTTCACGCCATCCTCTTTCCACGTCGCCCACGTCGCACAATCTCCGCGTGAACCTCGGCCGTCGTCTTCTTCCGCCGCGCCGGCCGACGGCGACTCTCTGCGATGTACTGCCGCACACAGCCTGGCGCACTGCAAACCGTGCGCGCGTTGTCGTGCCAGCCGCACGTATCGCCATCCTGCAAGGTGCAGGGGCTCGTCTCCGTGCAGCCGCAATACCGGCACTTGCCGGGAATCATGTAAGACATGTGAACCTCCGATCAATCCATTCGCGATGTTGCCCAGGCACGCGCATCCCCTCGCTCGCCCGAGCGCTCCTCTCGTTTGGCTCAGCCTCCTTTGTTGAGATATTTTTTGCTGCAGATCGTTTGCGCCAGATCAGCGCCAAAAGGTGATAGGCCGCACCTATCGTGCAGTCCTCGGCATGCTTGCCGTGTGCGCAATCGCACTCAGCACAGCGCACGGACTCGCCACCACGGCTCAAGCTGTAGCTCGGTTCGCTGTTCGCCGAGACCAACCGGCGCGCGTAAACGGACAGAACGTCTTCCAGGCTTAGCTCACCGCTGACCGCATCCAGCTCATCGAGCGCGGCGGTCAGTCGGCCAAGCGGCTGAGGAAGAGCGGGCAGGGAAGGCGCGGCCACGGGGAACTCAACGACGCGGCGCAGATGCGCGTTGGCAAGCATGCGCGCAACATTCGCACCTACGCCAGCAAACTCAAGCATCGACACGTCGATAGATCGCGAGAAAGTCTCCGGCTCCGGCGCGGCCTCGAACTGGCCGCCACAGGCGCACAGGCCCTCGGCATGCACGCGGCCACCGCCGGGCAAATCGACACCGACACAAGAATTGGATTTTTCGGGAATCGTCATGCCCGCGCCTCCCCACAGGGATTCGGGCACAACAACAATGCAGATCGACCCCGCGATGCAGGGTGGCGCATAGACATGGCGGTGCTCCTGTTGATGAGACTTCCCGCCAAACTTTGTTCAGAAGATAGGCGGGCTGGAGTTTGAACACCCGTCAACAGTCGGGCCGCCACCCTTACGGAATGACGACTCCAGCCCATGTGTTTCCCGTGCCCAGAAAAAGGCACAGAAAAACCGCTCTTACGGGAGCAGGGCACCGCTGTTGATCGAGGGGTGTTCAAGCCCCTATGCGGTTCACAATACTGCATCCCGTCAGGAAAAGCAAGGCGAAGCTCAGTGCCGGGAAAACCGACACTGACGCATGAATTCGTCCAGACTTGATCGGCTCCAAAGTCAATCGCCAGCATTATGTCACTCTCCAAATCTTCGCCATGCATCAGTCTGACTCAGACTGAGTATAGAACAAATAATGCACTATGCTTGGCCGGTAAGCGAGGAAAAACTGAAGACATTACCGAAAATCCCCTTGACGTGCTGTTCATATTCACGCATCATGAATTCTGAGTCAGTCTGATTATGGAAGAGCAAATAAACCCGAAAACCCCTCGGAGGCTTATCCCCCTGAACGCGGCGGCAAGGCGGCTTGGAGTAAAGCCAGGCACGCTGTACCGCTGGAAGTGCGCAGGCGACCAGCAGTTGACCTTTTACAAGGTCGGCGGCGGCGTCAAACTTGATACAGAAGAAGTCGATCGGTACATCAACAGTTGCCGGGTAGCGCCGCCAGAGGCTGCATAGTATGGAGCTTTTTCCACGAGGGAAGACGTGGTGGGTGCGCTTCACTTACCAAGGGAAGCAATATCGGCG